TCACAAGAGCGTATTCGATTGAAGCGTTATGTAATCATTTAGATATCAGTGTACAAACATTTTTAAACTACGAGTCAAAAACTGGCTACGAAACATATTTTGATGTGTGCTTACGTGTTAGACAAATCATTAGTGCTCAACATTTCGAGGGTGGTATGGCAAATATCTTTAACTCGAATATGGCAATGAGAAAACTTGGTTTAGCAGACAAGCAAGAACTAACCGGCAAAGATGGAAAAGACCTGGTTACAACTATGACTTTCATAACTGACAATTCGGCAAAGCAAACATTTGCATCAAATGAGCGAGACGTCGACTAAACCGCCTCTCTTCTTTGAGAATAAAGATTCTAAAGAAAGAACAAATATTAACCAGGGCGGGACGAGTAGCGGAAAGACTTACACGATCATGGACCTACTCTTCTGTATTGGAATGGAAGAGGAAGAACAGGTTATAACAGTTGTAGGTCAGGATATACCGAATTTAAAAAAAGGAGCTTATAGAGATGCTAAAAAGATATGGAGCGATTCAAAAGTTTATCAACAATGGTACGGAAAACCGAATGAAACGGAACGAATCTTTACGTGTTTAAATGGATCTATCATTGAATTTAATTCATATCAGGACGAACAGGATGCAAAGAGTGGTAAAAGAGATTATCTATTTGTAAACGAGGCAAACGGTATTAGTTATCAAATATATTGGCAACTAGCCACCCGTACAAAGAAAAAGATATTTATTGATTATAATCCTACATTTCGTTTTTGGGCTCATGATATCGCAAGCGAAATAAATACGAAAGTTATCATATCAGATCACAGACACAATCCTTATCTAACACGGGAGCAACACGAACGAATAGAAGGTATTCAGGATAAAGAGTTATTCAAAGTTTATGCTCGAGGCTTAACCGGAAAGATAGAAGGTCTTGTTTATACCAATTGGTCACTGGTTGATGAAATGCCAAAGGATTACAAGAAGAGATTTACAGGGATTGACTTTGGATTCACCAATGATCCTACTGCCATAATTGATGTCAGACTTTCGGGCGGTGAACTTTGGTTAGATGAATACGAATACCGTACCGGAATGCTGAATTCAGATATTGCGAAAACTATTAAGGAGTTTGGAATAGAAAGAGTTGAAACCATTGCAGACTCAGCAGAACCAAAATCAATTGCAGAATTAAAGACACACGGAATAAGAATCGAAGGGGCTGTAAAAGGAGCGGATAGTATTAAAAACGGGATTGATATTCTAAAGCGATATCACTTGAACGTAACTAAGAGATCAAAGAATATCCGTAAAGAATTGCTTTCTTATAAATGGAAAGTTGACAGAGACGGTAACTTAACGAACGAACCGATAAATAACTTTAATCACTCATTAGATCCAGTTCGTTACGTTGCATTAAACAAATTAAATAATAAACCTATTGCCAAAGGCATTAGAAAAATATCCTACTAACATGATCCAGGAATTAAAAACACTTATCGAAAGTATTGAGGACGGTAATACCCTTTCACCTCTTTATCCTGTTGAGTATGAAGAAAACAAAATGATGAACTTAAAGGCAGACGAAAAGAGTTTAGACGCTCGATTTGCCTACATCGAGGAGTTTGTACAAGGATCATATACGCGTGAAAAATTCGTATTTCAAAAGATCACACAGGTACAGATTTACTTTTGCCGGTTCGCTGAATTTCAAAACTCTGCAATGGATCGGGAAAACTTAAGGAATCAGATTGAAAGCGAAATAGTAAGGCCGTTCATGAACGCTTATAACGATTCAGGAATATTTGACCGTGTTGATAACTTCAAGTTCTATACACCTCTTCCACGGTTCGACGCAAACGAAGTTAGTATCATGCTTCAATTCGATTGTAAACAAAATATATGCTAATAGCTCTGAGCGGGCTTTGTAAAACTCAAATAAAAACTATGGACTTTGGAGAAGCAATTAAAGCCTTGAAACAAGGTAGAATGGTGGCTCGTATGGGCTGGAACGGTAAAGGGATGTTTATATTTATGCGTCCTGCTGATGAATTACATATTGATTTTGTAGTTGACAAAGTGAAGTCATTACCACAAAGTGTAAAAGACTTTTATAATCAGGATCGTTTAGATCAGGATGGAAATCAATTGATTCAAGATGAAAATCAAGTAGTTAAATTCACTTCATATATTTGTATGAAAGCATTTGACGGCTCAATTGTAAATGGATGGTTAGCATCTCAAACAGACATTCTTTCTGAAGATTGGTGCGTTCTTGATTAATCATAAAGAAAGCAAAAAGAAACTTAGTAGCTGCTGAAATGAGAAAGTCTCAGCAGCTACTACCAAACAAAAGAAAGCAAACAACGAATTTTAATATCAAATAGTCAAAAATGAGATGGTACCCGAAACTAAACATACCCCCACCCGCTAAAAAATTAACTCATATCAACGTCAAAGCAGGTGATATGAACTTTGGACAGCGTATTGAATTGGGTAAAATTGCGGCTATGGATTGTTCGGAGCTTGAAAAGTTTGAAAAAGTATTCATTTGCCTGCATAAATTTAAACCAACTTTGAAAGAGTGTTCAGATCTATTAGATTATTTTACTGAAATCATTGAGGGTTTAAAGTTTTGGATTGATCAGGAAATAACCCTACTGAAATATAAACCTTCCATTGAAGAAAAAAGAGCCGGGGTAAAAGAACTCAGCGAAAAGATAGGCGAATTCGGAACGATCAAAGCACTGGCTAAAGCATACGGGAAAGATCCGGACGAAATACTTCTATGGAAATACGGTAAAGTATTTGGGATTCTCTTCACGGATTTGGAAGAGCATAAATTTCAAGTGAGATATAACAAAGTCATTGAATCAAAATTTAAGGTATGACAACTCAACAGATCCTAAAAGAAGAGCTCGACATTTTAAAATCTGATATCATTATCAGGCTTCAAAATAGTAAACAAGTAGCAAGCGGTGAAACTATAAAGAAATTTGAAACAGTCTCAAATAATTCAAACGGCCAACTGTTAGGAGCTTCTTATGTGGGCGTGTTTGAGAAAGGAAGAAAGCCGGGTGGAGTTCCCCGTGATTTTATAGAAATCTTAAAGAGGTGGTCGCAAGCAAAAGGAATGTCTTTTGAGAATGAAGATAAATTTAATCTTTGGGCCAATGCTGTTAAATGGAAGATGATTAAAGAAGGAACGAAACTTTACAGATCCGGACAAACTCAGGATATTTTCACAACACCGATTCAAGACTTTAGTAATCGAATTGCACGAAGGTTTATAGTTTATTACGAAGCTCAAATATTTAATGAAATTTTTAACTTTTAAATCATGATCATAATTCAACACCCCGGGGAACTGCATACCATTTTCAATCCTTGCATTGTAAAATGTACAAAAGGAGTCGAAGACAAAGCCGTGATATTTATTGCCATTGGACTTGTAACTGTTTTGCCCGCTACCTTTATAACTTGTGAAAGAGAATATCTAAATAACGAGGCTGATTTTGATTTAAAGAAGATCCTTAGAAATGCGATCCAGGAAGGAATAACTTTAATTGATCCACTTTGGATTGATAAGAGTTTTTTTGTTGAGTATTCCGTTTTTGATAATCTAAATAATTTTATCTATTCTTCTACTGCTATCAATGCAGTGGTTCAACTTCAAGAATCAAGCAACCTAACTGATCAGCGGGGTCACTTCATGACAAGATTTGACAAGCTGAAAAGATATGAAGGTTACCCACTCGAGATAGTTGCTTTTACTTTTAGGACCGGACAATCATTTATTAGATTCGATGGTGATGCGTTCGCTCAGGTAAGCGCTAATGTATTTGTGATTCCTGTCTCTTCACTACATAACTCGATTGAGATAGGTAACCAAAACTTTGACGCTTATTTGAGAGATAACCAAGGCCGGATAATTAGTGATAATTTAGGAAATGGAATTACCTGGACTTCGACCGATTCAGACTACAAAGATTTTATCTTAGAAATTGAAAATCCTATCATGCCGGCAACTCCTTTTTATGTTCGTTGGAAAAACAGACAGGGCGGATGGGATTACTGGATGTTTGGATACCGTCAATACTTTGACAGAAGCATTTCGAATCAATTAACTTTCAATCCTTACATTCAAGATCAACAATCAGTAAAAGGATTTTCTAATCTGGTAACTCTTGATGGGGTTGAAAAGGTAAAGGTTGGATCAAGCGGGATGATTCAAAATGATTTCGATTGTGTAAGCCTTCTTGTTTACTCACCCGAAATTCAGAGGTTCAATGAAGAGGTTCAGCTATGGCAAACTATTTTTATTGATGGAGATGGGAAGAGTGAGAATGACACACATGATATCTTAAAGGATTTAGAATTTACTTTCTTGTTACCAACTCCACAACTGCAATTCTAATGAGTGTATACGAAGCCATATTAACCTTAGAACCGACAATGATAGATTTACTCTTATCTAAAGGGTATATGCGTTCATCTGTTCAAAGGGACTTAGTGATTTATAAATTCTACATGAATGAGAGAATCACTTTAGGTTATTTACAAGCACGCACTAATACGGCTGAGAAATTCTTTACTTCAGAAGAGACTATTGCACGCATAATTCAAAGAATGAAATAATGTACAAACTACTGATTGAAATAGAAAACGTGTGGAGCGTAGTTGATTTGGGTGATGATAAGCCGGCGATGAATTACCAGGCGAATAATATCGCAGAACTAAAAAACCGTCAAGCGGATTATTCTCAAAATTTGAAACTTCCTCCTACTAAGAATAATTGCCAACTGTTTGGTAATTCAGATTCTTTCGATGTGATAACTGGGTTTCCATATCAGAAACATAATTGCAGACTTTATTCAGATGATTCAATTCTCGCGGGTCCTGGATCATTCCTAATCTTAGATAAAGTAACAGATTCTTTTGAGGTTCAAATCTTAAGTGGTAATGCTGATTTATTCACGACGTTAGGAAATAGCAAGATGTTGGATTTGGATTTAGGAAGTATAATAAGAAACCTTGCTTCTTTCGACCCTGTAAATTTTAATAAGTACTGTTTTGCCGCATCTACATTTTTAAAGGGTGGATCAAGTGTATATCATACTAATTTAGATAGTCTATATCCTTTTGTATTTATAAAACCAATCATTGAAAATATACTTAAATCAAACGGATATAACCTTCCGGATGGAATTTTCGAAACTAATTTACTCGATGATAAGTGGAATAAAAAAGCTTTGTCCATATGTTCTATTAATTCAAGCCCGGATAGTTTAATAATGTTTGACGCCGAATGTTTAAGGAGTGAGCCGGTATATTGGGTCGGATACTTTCAAGCCGGTATTTATCGAGATAATATAACCAAGAATGCAAATGGAAATTTTTCAATAGTAGGAAGTAATCTTGAATATCATGTTTCTGTTAATTGCACGATGGTTTTAAACTTTTCGATTTTTGGATTTAAAGATACTTCAAGTAGCTTGGGTGATATTACAATTATAATTAAGAATATGACTCAGGACACCGAATTAATGACTTACTCAGAAAGATATACTTTGGATGATAGCGTACCATTTATTTTCAATGCAACCGAATCATTCAATGAAGGTGATGTGATTCAAGTGAGCATTACTTCAAGTGATAATGTAAAGATTCAATATTCTCTTTCATTTTCTCAAATGGTTGGTTCCACAGTCCCGGTAGGAGGTAAGCTTTATTTTGCTCCTAATTTGGGCTTTGATACTCAACTTGATTTCTTTAAAATGTTTGTTCAGTTATTCGGTCTTACCGTATCAGCAGACAATGAAACTAAAACGGTAAAGGCCTACACGATGCAAAAGCTTTACGATAATAAACCGATCGCAAAAGACTGGAGTAAAAAACTGCATGATATAAAAACAAATGAACTTAACTTTCAAACTCTTACAGCTTCTTATGGACAATCTAACTTTATAAGGTTCGATGATAATACAGATGACAATGTAAAAGATTCCGGATCTTTCCTTATTCAAAATAATACTTTACCAATTACAAAGGATCTATTCGGAATAAAATTAGAATCTGGGCTAGACAATATCGTATCAGGAAAGTTAGTTGCAAATATTCCAATTCAAGAAGTTGACAAAGATGGAGTAATTTCATTTAAAGGTGGTAAGCCTCACATAGTAGATATCTCTACAGGGAGTACGATTGATATGATAATTTACGGAAGCCTATTTAGATATCATATAGCTACTCATTCAAAGGCTCAATGGTTTGTAGATACTTTTTATCCTGGCCTTATTACAATGCTATCAGATGCAAAATATAAGATAGATGAAATGTATTTGACCGATCAGGATATAGAAGAGTCTGATCCATTCATTCCTGTTTATATTCAAAAATATGGGAAGTATTTTTATGTAAATAAGATTAATAATTATATCTCAAAAACTTTAACCAAGGTAGAACTTGTAAAACTTTAAATCATGTCAGACGAAACAAAAAAAGTTCTCTTAAATGTAGAGATAAATAACACAGAGGCTGTTAAGAGACTTGCAGATACTAAAGTTCAGGTCGCCGGATTAAGAGCGGAACAAAAGAACCTTGACATGTCCACCGAATCAGGACGTCAACAATTTGAGATTTTAGGACAACAAATTAAAGCTCTAAATGCAGACGCTCTGACTTATCAGAAAACTATTCAAAGCAACGTAAAAGCTCAGAATGAAGAGTCAACATCTATTCAAGGCCTAAAGGCTTCACTTTCTCTTCAAACAGCAGCTTATAATAAATTAAGTGAAGCGCAAAGAAATGATACAGGCGGAAAGGCAGCGCAAGCGTCCATCAAGGCAACGTCTGATTCACTTAAAAAACTTGAAAGTGATTTAGGCGATAATCACAGAGAGGTAGGAAATTACGGAAATGCTTTAGGAAAACTCCCCGGGATTTTTGG